TGTTAGGTATCTGAACCTTGATCCACTCCCAAAGATTGTTCGTCTCTACTCGGTGTCTCTTCAGTGGTATAACCATTGTCTGAGAACATCGTTTGAGTCGGAACAGCTTTTCGACAAAGACAGCCCCGGTAGTACTTCGGTACTCCTTGGATGTATTGGCGACTAGTCCCACTTCCAGGAGCTGTCTGTGATACTCTTGAGTATGACGGACAGTCCATGCCGCAACCAGGTCGTCCCCGCAGATCGCTACGGGGACCCTCTCCATCGCACTAGATTGGTTAACCACCTTCATGGTTTTCCAAGCGCAGTATTCTTGAATCAAAGACAAAATAGGCCACGTTAAGGGGAGACCCATTAGGATCCCCCTCGTGGTTTTGACGACACGACCACCGTACTCGGTTTGTTGTGCCCCAATACATGCGAGACCTACAGCAATGTAGTTATCCATGCCTTGAATGTCCTTGGTCGCGGCTACTATACCCCACCACACGGCGTTAGCCAAGTCGTGGTGTATGTAGTCCGACGCTGCGCTCAGATCTGCCGAGAGGAACTCGAAATCGGGTTCCTTTCTGTAGTCTGCAATCCCGTTCCTAAGTGCCTTAGGAACGCCTTTACCCCCAGTCAGGGTATAGGAGTGCATCCGTGCCATGCGGAGGAGCTTGAGTAACATACCGTTAATTCTCTGACCGAGCACTACCAAGTGCCCTTCAGAGACTGAAGCGATACGTGACTTGAGCCCTCGCTCTAAAAGAACGAGAGATTTCATGTAAGGTAGATTTGGTTTGATGACTTCTCCATTCTGACTTTTCCGTAAGGGAACGTCAGGATTGGGGTCGTCTTCGTCCCACTTCAACCTCGTGACGAAATCTCGCTCTGCCATCGCTTGAACGACGCGATTTAGGGCGAGGACTCTCGTGCTCAGCGACCACTCTCGATCGATTGCTTCGGACACACCTGGGCCAATGCCATTTGTGTTTCCGAGCTTGGAGAAGTTAATCTCTAAGGCAGGATCTTGGATCCCCACTCCTAGTCCGGTCTTCCCATTTCTTGGGTCGACTTTGACTATGGAGCGGTTCCAGAGCCGCCTTGGAGCTTTCCATACTCCTCGAGCCGAGAGTACCCGTTGTCTGTAGTACTCATAAGCACCTCCCTTAGCACGGGAGTTTTCTAGGCAAGCAGAATTATTGAGTTTGACTGGGTCTAATTGTAATCGACCATAGCCTTTCTCATAGTCTCGACGATACTTCTTTATCCGTATTCGTACGAATTCAGTAATTTCGTCGAGCAGCCTTCTACCGTCAGCCGTTTTAAAATGGCTGTCAGGTCCGAGTAGTCTCTTCATTTGTTGGTCTATGGATTTGCCCTCTATCCCCTTTTCGCACGGGGGTGGTAGAGCACGTCCAAGACCACTGAAGGTCCACGCGTTCTTGGGGTTCCAACTTGACTTGAGTTGACCCCGGAAGAAGGAGGTAATCGGCTTCGCAAAGCCGACCTTCTGCTGCCTAGTCGGAGCGCCACATGCGTACGCTTGGGCTTCAGTAGCCCACTGTTTCAGCATACGTGCCGCAGCTGACGCTCCAAAGTGGAACCCACTAGAAACGAATGCTTCTAGTAGTAGCAATAGACCCTCCCAGGCAGCACGTCCTGGGCGCGTTTCCGTCGAGAAACCCTTTGCTACGTTTGGGAATCCCAAGCTCAACGCTCCGACGAGAACTTCATACTGCCTCTCTATGTGATCATAATTGTCCACTTTTCTCCTGCTTGTGGGGGTCATTCCACTGGCTGAGTTTCGCTGTCTAGTTTTACTAGATGGTGTCTCGAAGCCAGTGAGCAAGTCCCTCACGCCTCTTGGGAGTACACTGCCCGGGAGACCAGGCCTTTCGTAGCTTGCAGAGTCTTTTGACTTCTGTTCGCCGCGTTTGGACTGGCTCCTTTGCACGGTTCTCCTGTATAGGTGCAGGAATTTAGGAAGGGTGACCGGGATCACCCAGGCCGATGGCCGGGATCCTGGTGGGACCTTCCTCGTTATGTTAAGACCTA